ATTCAGCGCATCGCCAACGTCGATCACCACCTTGATCCGAGCGTCCCGAAGCCTCGACTCGCCAGCCATTACGGCACCTCCAACGTCGAGAAAACGTAGTCGGATATGTCGAAGAGGCGAGTACCGCCCTCGTCATCGTATGCCGCAAACACAGAATAAGTGTACTCGCCACTAGCCGGTGAATCCGTTACGGACGTGCCAACGGTCCAAGGAACGTCGGTGCCATCGGTCGGGAATCCAACCGGGATAGCACCCGAAGCTCGCCGGACAATGTAGCCGGTGAGGTTTGTAACGTCATCCGGGACAGTCCACGACACGGTGACCGTTCCACCCGCCTCGGAAGTCGATACGGATCGCGGCTCCTGATTCTGGTACGCCGTACTCAAGTCCGCCGAGAAGGTAAACTCCCGCCAAGCGTGGTAGCCCGTTTCATCGTCAGCCTGAACACCTATGCGGCTCGTTACCTTCAACGAGATTCGGAACTGACCGTCTGCGTTCAAAAGCTCGATGGCCGAAAGAACCTCAGCCTCAATCTCAAAGATGCCACGCCCACCATGCCCGAGCTTGCTTGTCCGGTTCGCGCCCATCAAAGGGTTCTCCCCGATCATGTCACCGGGAACAGCGGTCAGGATGAACACGGACATATCTTGCACGGTCAGGCCGGGTCGGTCTTCGTCGGAGCGTCCAGATCCGGGGCGAACAAACGCAACCGGGAACGGCAACTGATCCGAGAACCGATCAACCGGCGCAACGGTGATATACACCGAGTCTCGACCAAAGACAGGCTCACCCGTTCCGCCCCAGCGCAATGAGCGCAAGATCGACTTGATCCGCTGGCACGCTTGCCAAGTGTTCACGAGACAGCCCCCATCATCGCTTCGAGCGCCTTGTCGGCTCCGTCATCGCTCGATTCTTCCGCCGCCTCTTCTGCCGACTCGGACAACCGCTCAAGAACTGCCGACGCAAGAACGCCAGCGCGATACTCAATCAAGTCTTCGCCCGCCTCAACAAACGCCGCTTTCGACTCTTCCGACAACGCCGCGAAATCAGACAAAGACAACGATCCGCCAGCGATAAGAAAGTCCGTCGCTCTCGCCTTGAGGTACGCGGGTAGTTCTTCAATCTCCACGTCCTTCACGGCACCGCTCGCGGCCAACAGCGCGTCTAGTTTCATACTGACCCGTCCTGACGGAGCGCGATGTCTGCGACCAGCCCATCGTCATTCGGAACAGCCAGCCAGATAAACGGGATTCCAAACTCTTCACCCATGCGGAATGCCCACTCTGCGGACGGCTCACGCATCGGAAGCGCCTTGTGAAAGATCACGCCGGGATGCGCTTCTGCGTCCGGGGAAAAGTACAGAATGCCGCTCTGATTCGATACCAGCTCGCCCGCACGAACGCCTTCTGTGCTGACCCGACTTCGCACCTTCGCGCGTCCAGTCGTTGCACCTACCTCGGCGTCAAGTGACTGACCCGTAAGCGTGTCGGTATCCCACGCGGACAAGATCGCGCCGAAGACGTATTCCTCGCCCGCATACACCGCGTCAACGCTGATACCCGCAAACTCTTCCGCCCGAATAGCGTGGTGAGTCGTGCGAACCCGTAGCTGCGACTTGCGAACAGACCCGAGCGCAGTACCTCCAAACGGGTACGTTCCCGTTAGATCGGTCGGGTTCCAGCAGAGTCGGCCATTGACTCTAAGAGCTCGGCGTACATCAGGAGTTCCCACCGTTAGCCGCCTCCGCGATTAGGTCTTCGACTGCTTCTTGGATGTCATCTTCCATCGCCTCAGTCACGCCGAGGAAAGGACGCTGGACGATCTCCGTATCCCATTGCGTTAGTCCCGGCTTGAGCATCGGCGTTAGCTTGTCGCGATACTCCGCGCCGTCACCGAGTAGCCACTTTGCGATGCGGCCCTTGGTGTCGTTGCTAACCGGCTGGGAGGATACGAGTCCCCATTGATGGTTAGCTGCGTAAGGAACTGTCGATCCAATTGCGGCGGTGTGATCGTCCACAATCTCGGACGCGATAGAACCCATGAGGTTCCCCGTGTCCCTGACTGCTGGCGTATCATCGAAGCGGTTGCCCTTCGGCTTGTCCTTGCCCGATGAAAAGTCCTCAAGCGCACCAGCCACATTGAGGAACGGCCCCTTCTGATTCGGGTATCGCGGTGCCCACTTAAACGCGCCAAACGCCTGATCTGCGAATGCTTGTTTCGCACACTCGCGGACAATGTTCGCAACTCGCTCAAGCGCCGTACGGGGCTTCTTGAGTGCCCCCACAAGGCGGACATACGCATCCGGTCGCCGCGAGTCGATGACTACGATGGTGACCACTAGATCGTGCCTCCATCGCCATCGGGGGGAGCCGGTGAAATCTCGTCGAACTGCTCCGTATCAAACGGCGGTCGTACATCGCCTAGCGACGTATCCGGCATGGACTTGGTGTAGACGCTCTTGGTTGTCGGCGTAACGCGCTTTCGGCTAGACACGCTGCCAATGGCTTTCAGGTCTTCCTGAAACGCCTTCATGGACCCGTCCGCCGCGCCCTGCTTACTGCCCCACATCCGCAGGTATGCAAGCACACCTTTAACCCCAGCCTCAATATGCGCCGCGTCGGCGTCGTCGTACGCCACTTGAGCGTAGACCACGAACTGCCCTTCCGCCGCGTCGGCAGCTTTGCCAAGTCGGACGGTGTTGACCGTTCCAGCGCTCGGATCGTCGTGGTTGGTGAGGGGTCGAAGGAAGTCGCTATTCGTCCCGAAGCGATCCGTGACATGAGTGGATAGCGGCATTACGTCGCATCCAACCAAGTCGGAGTGCCATGCGGCAACGACTTCCCGTAGACCCGCCAGAACCACTTCTGGTTAATCGACTCGGTGGCGGTGTCGGTGAACTCAAACGTATCTCCGACAAGCGCCGGAGTCTGACCTCCGACCATCGCCCACCACGTTCCATCGAACAGCGCCATCGGGCCAAACACGATGTCGTCAACGAGTACGTCTCCGGTCGTGTTGGACGCAAGAGCGATGCTGATAGCGTTCGTGGTCTGGTTGAACCCGCGAAGGAACAAGTTCTCGTCCAGCGCCAACCGAAGGATGTTCCACCCGGTCTGTGCGGACAAGACAACCGAGATAGCGTTCGACCCAACCGTGAGCGTGAGGTTTCCGTCCGCGCTCGACTCCCGCTTGTACGCAATCTGAACGTAGTACGGCACGTTCGGAAACAAGGTTGCCCCAGCCACCGATAGATTCTGCGTAATCGTGTCGTTCGTCTTGAACCGAAGCGCGTAGGGAGTGTCGCCCTCGTGTACCGCAGTCCGGTAGGTGTCGGACGAAATGATCTCGAAGTTTGTGATATTCGTTGCCGGCGTCCAGTCAGTCAGCCCGTCAATCACCGGCAGCGTGTTTTCGCTGAACCGACTGAACGATGGGTTGCTGACGTACGACTCGGACGTGTCCGCACTAATCGACGCAAACGCCCCGATGCGATTCGGGCCAACAATGCCCGCAACGAAATCACGCGGAACGTCTGCGCCTCGGATCTCGAACCGCTCTTGATGCAAGTCTGTGCCGCTGCGTACGTCCGCGATACACCGTAGGGACTTGAGTTCGGGAGTAACTGCCTCAAGGTCTTTGCCGTACTTGCCCACCGTCAATCGGTTAAGCGTGCCGTCTCCGACATTGCCTGCGCCAAGCGTTGCAGACGTGTCAAACGTGAAACCGCGCGACACGACCAGCTCGGACGAAACCTCTTCAAACTCAACCGCGAGACGGTCCAGGATGTCGAATACGTTCGTCTCGGGGAATCCCTTTAGCTTTGCGTACTCGCGGATTAGCGGGTCAAGCATCGCCCTAGCCGCCGCGATCGAGACAGATCCCGATAGACGCGACCTGAATGCGTTCGCGCCAGACGCAGTAGCCGGAACAAAGTCACCCTCAGCCGCATCAATGATGGCGTCATACATCGCGCCGACGTTCTTCGTGTTGGAACGAAGGAACTTATCCGTCTCGTCCAGAAGGATGAAGACGTCGTTGAACTGCGCCTGAATGGATGCTTCGTTGGGGGCTGCGATGGCTTAGTCCTTAATCATCGGCGGGAATAGTCCCGACTCCATGTGTTCGCCGCTGAGTTTGTCGGCGCGGTGGAGGTAGAGGTATCGGCCTAGCGGGTAGTCGTTACGACCATGCTTGTAACTGGCAGCAACCGTCGAACGGACCTCGCCTCGCAGCGGCGACCCATCCTCGGAAAACTGAGTTACGCGGAGCATCTTTTTACCCACGTCCTCGCACACCTGATCGAGTTGAGCTTTCGTGAGAAGGACGTACCCGCCCCACCTTGCCGCTCCAACATCGCGAGCATCGTTGACGTGTCTCGGCTTACCCTTGATCCCGGTTTCGCTGAACTGAGGGGTGCCACCCGTGAACCGCTGAAACGCGACTCCGCGAACGTGGATGTTCTGGACGGGACAATCTTTCGTTGTGCCAGCCAGATACCTGACCTCGGGCTGAGATACAGAATCATCGAATTGCGGCGTGGGGATATGAACCCCGCCCGCTTCAATTGAGTGACCGGACGAGGACGGCTTTTGTGCCGTGCCCTCACTCCGGGGCTTAACGGCTCCCTGTGAGTTGCTCATGTGCCTCCTTAGGCGTTGGTTACTTTGATCGTGCCGAAGGGCACGTTGACGCTGTAGCCCTTTTCGCAAGTGAGGTTCAGCGACTCTTTGCCCTCGGTCCTCGCCTTGTCACTGTTTCCAGCGTGGGCGAAGTAGGACGAAATCGGCTGACGCAACCACGAGGCGAACGGCTTCACCGGCACGTCATCGCGGAACACGAGCCAATCGTTCGTTCCGTTAAGACGCGGGGTGAAGATCAGGCGCACGTTTTCACCGGACGCAATGATCGTGTTCGACGGCGCTGCGGCGGTCCCTTGGATCAGCTCGGCGTTGAATGCACCGATGAACGCGGCCCGCATATCGGACGGAGCGTAGATCGTGTACGTCGTGCCCATCGTGGACGCGGCGAAGAAGGGCTGCCCCTTCGTGTTCTTGAACGCATCGAAACGCGAAAGGACGCTGTGCCAGTCGGTCGTGATGTTCGCAGCCGTGACCCCCTGCCCCGTCTCGATGTTTCCACCGGAAACCTCGAAGCGATTCTCGCCGTCTCCATCCGTCGAGCTGTACGGGCCAACGCCATCGGGCGCGTTCGGAACCGCAGTCAAAAGATCGAGCGTCCCTGTCGCCATTTCGATCATGGCGCGAGAGTCGAGCGAGAAGAAGTTGTTCGCGGCGAGCGAAGATTGCCCGTCGAGACTTCCTACCTGCCCATCGGTGCGATCACGGCGATACCACGGGATGAGTACCGAGAACTCGTTGATCGTGACGCTGGCCGACTTGGACTGGAAGCCTTCCTCATTCACCGAGTCCCCAAGCTCCTGTCGCTGGGGGTACGGCGCAGTGTCGTACATCGCAACGGTGAAGTCTCGCGCATCTGCGGGAACGTCACGTTGCATCGCTCGGTCAAGGTCGGGGAGTCCGCCTTGGTCGAGCTGCTTGTAGGTGTTTTCAAAAATGCCAACGAGACCTCTTGCGAGGACTTCGCCAGCGAGAACGGTGTTACCGGCCATCTCTCAATTCTCCTTAGCTGGCGGTGCCGAATACATCGTCCATCGCGATGTTGGCATTGGCCGTTGAAGTGACGCCCGTGCGGTTTGCGACCACTCGGCCAACTGCGACGTTGGAAGTTCCGACAAGCGTGTAGCTGTCCTTGTCGGATGCGTACACGGTCGAACCCCACGAGGCGCTAGGCGTCGTGGTGTTTAGTCCGGTCACTGCGAGGTTGACGACGGTGAAACCGCCACGGTCAATCTTCGCGTGTACCTGAGTGCCTGTGCCTGCCGCTGCTCCTGCGCCCGTGAGCGAGTCGCCAAAGTGCCAGCCGACAAGTCGATCAGCGTTTGTGCCGTCCCACGGCTTAACAGCGCCGGTCGCGGTGTCGTGCGAACACAATTCAGTATTCGCGATGACGCTACCCGAAAGTGCGATCATCGCTTCCGTCTCACTCCCGCGTCGGCGGGTGATCCAGTTGGTAGCCATGTAATTAAGCCTCCACCGTCGTGCGGTTTAGCTGCGAGTCCACGTAGTCCTCGCGGGTCATGCCACGGCAAAGGCCCGCGGCGGAAAGGTCGTCAAACTCGGAAGAGAACTTGCCCGCCTCTTCCAAGTCGTCCGGTGACAAGTCTTTGAACTTCTCCGGAACGAGGTTCTTCGCGTCGGCGCTGATCTTGGCAGCACTGCGCGGGTCTTTCGGTCGGGTCGCCTTGAACTCTTCGACGTAATCATCGAGAAGCGCTTCGTTGGCCTCGGCGGCGAACTTGGCGATGTTTTCGGCGCATTTTGCGGGGACGTGCCAGCCGGCATCCTTGAGGGACGCAATAGCCGCCGTCTCGCGAGTCGCGGTGCGCTTGTCTTCCGTGCGCTCGGCGTCGGCCTCGGCCAAAACGTCGAGTCGTGCGGACATCTTCGCGTTCTCACTCTGCAACGCGGCGAACTTGTCGCCATCGTCGGAAGGCTTTGCGGCCTTGAGCGCGTCAACCTCAGCGGTGAGCGTGTCAATCGTCGCTTGGAGCTTGGCCGAATCATCCTCGCCAGCCTCAAAGGTCGCTGCGAATGCGCCCTCGGGAGTGGTGATAATGAACTCGCCCTGTCGCGGTTCGGCGGTGTCGGATGCCTTGAACGTCGCGCCGGAATCCGACGTAGCGACCAATGCGCCACCCGAGTAGGAAAGCGTTAGGTTCTTCATTGTTTCGGTGTCTCCACCGCCAAGTGAATGCTCGTCCATAAGGGCGGCGAAGGCGGCTACGGGTTCGGGTACGTCGGCGGTTTCGTTTAGCTCGATTGTCGAGTCGTCCAAAACCGGGAATTGGAAGTGAGGCGGCGAAGTACTGAGCAACGCAAGCGTGTTGATTTCCGGCTGCCCGAGGCGGTTGATCTCAACCGACCGATACGGGAGCTTGCGGTCCATGATGTCTTGGAATACACCAGCGGGAACCGACACGAGATCAGCGTGCAGAGCGTCGATCTCCTTACCGCCTAGCGTGGTCTTCTTGACGTCGCTTAGACGGAGGTAGCCAGCGGGTGCGGTCGCACCGTGGCCGTTGTGCTGCGTGTGACAGACGTACTTAAACGACTCCGACTCACGCATACGGGCGGTAGAGATAGCGGACGCCATCCATTCCGATCCGATAGCTTCAGCGTTGCCGCGCTCACCCTTGGAGAGCTCGCCAAAGATTTCGACATCGTGAATGTTCACGGTGCCGTTTTCGTTTCGCGTTGCCCTGTATTTACGTCCTGCCACGCGAGTGATTGAACACTAAAAGCGCTGGAAACCGGCCTGCCGTGCGGGGTTTAGCGGACGCTATCGCAGGGTGGCTAGAAATAGCGTGGCGACTTTAGAACTCCGCTCCGGTGTCGTCTGGTTTTCGTATACTCCCTGCGTGTTCATTGTCTTGTCCGATTATGACACCGAGTCTCCCGGAGTCGTCGCCGGGGGGCTCACCTTTCAAAACTAAAATGCCTCCAAGCCCATCGTGCTGATAGACAAAGAGGCAG